GCCCGTACTGGTAGACGATGATGGCGTGATGCCGGGTTCCCAGGTGCGGATTACGCCCTCGGCGCAGATCGTGGTGCGCAACGACGGCGGCGCTCGCGAGCCGGTGCGTTACCTCGAGAGCCGGGCTCAAATGCAGTGGCCGGCCGAGCTCATCGCGAACCGGCAGGCGAAGATCGAGAAGCACTTCCACTCCGAGATCATCAAGGCGTTCCAGGATCCTCGGATGACAGCCACCCAGGTCCTCGAGCTCGCGCGACTGTCCCAGCGGATCCTGTCGCCGGTCATGGGCCGCGCCCAGAAGGACCTACTCGACCCGATGGTGCAGCGCGTCCTGGCGGTCGAGATGCGGCGGCGCGACTTCCCGCGGCCGCCCCAGGACGTCATTGACGTGCTTCGCGCGCTGAATATGACGCTCCTCGAGGCCATCCAGATCGAGTATGTGTCGCCGGTCGCACGGGCCCAGAAGGCCGCCGAGGCCCAGGCGATCCTGGACACCTTCGGCGCGTCCGCCGCACTGGCCGAGGCGGACCCTGGAGTGCTCGACAACATGGACCTCGACGAGGCCTTCCGGGAGATTGCAGTCGCCAACGGCGTGCCGGTGTCGGTCATCCGCAGCCGCGAGGACGTCGCCGCGAAGCGGGAGGCCGACGCCCGACTCGCCGCGCAGGAGGCCCAACAGCAGCAACTTCTCGCGACCGGCGACACCGTCTCCAAGCTCCTGCCGGGGATCGCGTCACTGGCAGACCAGCAGAGGCAGGCGGCTGCCGCGTGAGCTCGGGGCATTTCAGCGACGACATCGAGGACCCCGAAGAGGCCGCGAAGGAAGATTACAGAGAGTCCGAGAAGAACCTCAAGGAGCTCCGCGCCGAGCTCGCGAAGACGTTCGACAATCCCAACGGCGAGTTAACACTGATATGGCTACACGACTTCTGCCGTCAACTCCGGCCGACCTACGGCCTCGGCGGCTCTCGCGATGACATGCTCTACCTGGAGGGCCGGCGCTCGGTGATTCTCAAGATCCTCGAGCACCTCCAGATGGACGACGTGGAAATCATTGAACGATCAAGACGACTCGCACAGGCGAGACTGGAGAGGTCCCGATTATGAACGAACGTTTTCGACTCCTGATGTCCGCGGGCGACGGCCCCGGCGACGGCTCCGGTGGGGGTGGTGGTGGCGACGCCGGCGACGGTTCTGGCGGTGGCGCCGGCGATGGCGCCGGCGGCAAGCCTCCCGTCGCGGCTGACTGGCTGACACTGCGCACCTCACTCCCCGCCGAGCTCCGCGATCATCCGATCCTCAAGCCGTACAGCGAAGGCGACAGTCCCAGCGGCTTGCAAGGCCTGGTACAGGCGCATGTCGACGTACAGAGGCTCGTCGGCGCCAAGGGCACGGTCGTCCCCGGCGAGAGCTCGACCATTCAGGATTGGGCGCGCCACTACAAGGAGCTCGGCCGTCCCGATACGCCGCAGGGGTATGACTTCGGCGACTTCAAGCCGATGGAGGGTGTGCCCTGGGACAAAGCACTCGAGGCCGGCCTGATCGAGGACCTGCACGAGATGGGCGCCACGAACCCGCAGGCCAACCTCATCATGCGGCGCTACGCCGGCCGCACGGGCGCGCAGTATCAGGCGGCAGTCAAGCAACTCGAGGAGGCCAGCAAGGCGGCCGATGAGGAGTTGCACGCCGAATGGGGCGCGACCTACGACGCCAACCTCGAGGTGGCCGATCGCGTGTTCGAGACGGCCTTCGGTGACGACATCCAGGCGATCGCGAATGTCCGCCTACCCGATGGAACGCCTCTGGGCGAGAGCCCGATCTTCGTGCGCGGCATGTACGAGCTCGGTAGTCGCATGGCCGAGGGGAAGCTCGTCGACGGCAAGGTGGTTCGAGGCCTGACGCCGGCGGCGGCACAGGCCGAAATCAACAAGATGGAGGGCGACCCCGCGATGGTCGCGATCCTGGCGGCACCGAGTCACCCGGAGCACAGCGCCCTGATGAAACAACACACGGCCCTGTACCAAGCTGCGAACCCGGAAGCGTAAGCCGCTGCCACGACTGGCGTTTTGGGGAAATCGCGATCGCGATATGCGAACATACGGTTCGCATAGTTTGACGCGGGGCGCCTGGTGCGCTTACGCTCCTGTCATCGGGTAGCCCTGACGGGTCCGGTTGCCTGGCAAAAGACGCCCCGCGAGAGCGGTGAAAAAGCATCTCGGGTAGTCGCGCGAATAGCGCGGTCCGGGTGCTCGCTCCAAAGGAGAGCCGGCCACACGCCGTAAAGGTGAGACGGGGTCCGCGCAACGCGGGCAGCCCTTTCGACTGAACGAACGCGTTTCAGATCGGAGGGGCACCATGTCCAACCAAGTCACCACGGCATATGTCAAGCAGTTCCAGGCCGGCATTCGGATGCTTCAGCAGCAGAAGATGTCCCGGCTGCGCGAAGCCGTCATCGTCGACAACACGGTGGTCGGCGATCGAGCCTTCTACGATCAGGTCGACTCGACGAACATGAGCCAGGTGACGAATCGCCACGGCGACACCACCTACACGGACACCCCGCACCGCCGGCGCATGGTCACGATGGACACCTTCGACGTTGCCGACCTGGTCGATCGCCACGACGAGCGGCGTCTGCTCAACAACCCGATCAACGCCTACTCCCGCTCGATGGCCGCGTCTGCCAATCGGCAGATCGACGATGTCATCTTCCCGGCCTTCGACGCCACGGCTTCGACGGGCGTGGACGGTGCCGACACGGCGATCTTCCCGGCGGCATTCTCCTTCGCGGAGTCGGGTGGCGCCGGCGGCTTCTCGATCGACGACATGCTCCAGGCCCGCGCGCTCCTCGAGGCGGCCGAGAACGAGGAGGACGACGGCGACAACTCCTGGCACGCGGCCCTTTCGGCCGATGGCCGGAACAAACTCCTCCAGACCACGGAGATCCCCAACGCGGACTTCAATACCGTCAAGGCGCTGGTGCAGGGGCAGATCGACACGTTCATCGGCTTCAACTTCATCAAGAGCCAGCGCTCGCAGATCGACGGGTCGAGCATCCGGGACACCTTCTTCTGGGTCAAGATTTCGATGATGCTGGCAATCGCGCAGGAGGCGATGGCCTTCATCGACCCGCTGCCGACCAAGCGTCACAGCCTCCAGGTCCGCTACGAGATCGACGCGGGTGCTACCCGCATGGACGAGGTGGGCGTCGTTCGCATCCTGACCTCCGAGGTGTAAGAGACAAACCCAAGAGGGCGGCCGGAGCGGATTGTCCGGCTGGCCGCCCGTCTAGGACTGAGCAAGACCGAGAGGGCCCAACATGGCCGACTTTTTCTCAGACCATTGGAACGCCGTCGCCGGCTTGACGGCGATCGAAGACCCGCGGACGATGGTCGCGCCGGGGCTCGACCACGCAACGGTGCGCTACAAGCGAGCCACCGTCTCCGTGACGACCGCCACGGCGGCCACAGACGTCCTGCGCTTCGTGACGCTGAAATCTGGCGATCGCATCCACGAGGTGCGGCTGACCCACGCGGCAGACGCCTCGACGACTGTCGCGGGCAACTTCGGTCTGCACCAGACGGGGCCTGGCGGGGCACTCCTCGACATCAACCTGTTCTGCGCGGTGGGCACCGTACCGATGGTCGACATCACGCTCGCGATCGCACGGGTGGACATCACGATCCTGGAAGCCATCGACGACATCGACCGCGGCAAGGCTCTGTGGGAGATGCTCTTCGAAGGTGCGGGCAGCGACACCGAGGACCCGCGCGAGCTCTGGGACCTCACCATGACCATCGCCAACGAGACGGGCATCGTTGCGAGCGAATATATCCTCGAGGTCTGGTACACCGCGGGCGGTAACTGATCCGAGGGGGTTCGCTAGGTGGCCTCCGAGACGACGATCGCCAACGCGGCGCTGGTTCTCCTGGGCGAGCGACGCATCTCGTCCATCAACGAGAGCCACAAGACCGCGAAGACGCTGCTCGAGCGGTTCCCGGACGTGCGCGACGACGTGTTGCGCGCCCACCCCTGGAACTTCGCCAGCGTGCGCGTCGGGCTCGCCAAGGACGCCGCTGCGCCGGTGTTCCAGTTCGACAACGCCTACACGCTCCCCAACAACTGCCTGCGACTGCTCGAGGTCGACGAGAACAAGGGGGTCTACCGCTACACGGTCGAGGGCCGCAAGATCCTGACCGACCAGGGCGCGCCCCTCAACATCCTTTACACGGCCCAAATTACCGACGTCTCGCTAATGGATGTGATGTTCCGCAACGCGATGGCGGCGGCACTCGCGGCGGACGTGGCCGAGGTGTTCACGGGATCGACGACCAAGCAGGAGCAGATGCTCGCGATTATGGTGGATCGGATCCGGCTTGCGAGGGTGCCGGACGGGCAGGAGCCTGCTCCACGGGAAATCGAGGCCTCCGAGTGGCTTGACGCGCGTGAAGAGACCGGCTTCGTTCGCGGAGTCCCAACGGGACCTGGGACGCCGCTGTGAGGAGGAAATGCCCGTGGAGCTCCTGCCCGTCTTCGACCCGATCGAGGTCGTGCCTCTTGGCGTGACCCTGCTCGACTCCCGCACGGTATCCAGGGAGGAGCGCGCAGCGGCTTCAGACGAGATGGCGTCGCTTCTGGCAACGCGGATCATGTCGAAGCGCCGGCCAGACGTCATCCCGTGCCGCCAACTCTCCGGCAGGGAGCTTATCGACTCAGGCTTCGACGACTCGCTGCCACTGGTTCGCTTCGTGATTCGCCGCGGCCGGGAGCGCGCCGGCGGTCTGCTGCTGCACGACATCACGATCGAGAGAGACGACACTCGCGGCATCGTGGCCCGCGCAACGCCGGTGCCCTACATGACCACCCGCGCGATCGTCTCCGAGTTCAAGATCCTGCTCGACTGGCCCCTGGATCATCCCCTCGGCCTGGAGGGCGGTCGGGCGTTCTCCCTCTCGGGCTACAACCTGCCCACGGCTACGGGCCGCCGCTGGCACGACGATGGCGCTGCCGCCGAGGCCCGCGTAGAGCCAGAGTTGCGGAACACGACGCGCGCCCTGGTCGAAGCCCTGGCCGCGGATCGTATCGACGTCGAGCGGGACGGCGACGGCGTGCCCATCAAGATCGGCGCGAGGCGACGTCCTGATGGCAGACGTTGAAGTAATCCTCGAGACGTTCTCGCCCGCGCCTGGCGACGTTCACGCCGCGAATAATATCTCCTTCTTCGACAACACTCGGGACAGGGGATTTGTCGGGAAGAACCTCAAGACCGACGACGAGACATCGCTATTTCTGCGCTTCGACCATGCAGTGCCAGCCACCGCGACGCTCAACGGCATCAAACTGCAACTCACCTCCCACAGCAACGCTGTCGGGGGCGTCACTATTGGCATGGGCCTGCTGCTGTTCGATGGAAAATGGGACGTGAACGGCTTCTCGACCGCCGACTATAACCTGGCGAGGGACCTGCCCCATGTGACCGGCGACGGCAACGACGCGATTATTGATGGCAGGATGCTCGGAAATGTCTTCATGGGCGGCGCCGTGCTGGCCGCCGCGCTGTGGACGGCCGGCGCCGTCCGCTCACTCGGGTTCGGTAGCTACACAGTCGATCACTCGATGAATAATATGCTGCTCTTTGTTGGCGCCTGGATCAGCGGTGGCTCGCGTCGGATCGGCATCATCATCGACCCGATTTTCCTGCCGGCGGGCGCGGCAGACATCCACCCGTTTTTCAGTGACCACGTCACGGCCGCGAACCGTCCCAAGCTGTTCCTCGACTTCACCACCCTCGCCCCCGTCATCACCAGCGGCAACCCGGCCACCGCGGCGTTTCGTGGCGAGACCTGGAACGACCACGCCGTTACGGCCACGGATGACCCGCTGAGTGTGCCGCTCACGTTCACCCTCGACGATGGACCTCGCGGCATGACGATCGACGCAACGACCGGGGTGGTCAGTTGGGTAGACACGGCCCAGCAGCCAACCGGCGATTACGTCTTCAACGTCCGGGTGGCGAATATCTGGGGAGACGTCGACACCCAGCAGTTGACGGTGCACCTGGTCGACCGGGGCGTCCAGGCCGAGCCGAGCGAGAC